CTGGTACTACATTAGGATATAGGCATACAGAAGAAACAAAAAAGAAAATAAGTAGATCTGGAGAGCTTCATAGTATGTTTGGGAAGAACCATTCAGATGAGGCAAGGAATAAAATATCTTTAAGTAGGCAAGGAATAAAGTTTTCTGAAGAATCACAAAAAAATAAGTCGAAACCTATTATACAGTGTTCTAAATCGGGAGAAATAATAAAAACTTGGAGATCTGGTTCATTTATTCAAACAACGTTAGGATTCTCTAAACAACATATTTCTTTATGCTGCCAAAATAAAAGAAAATCTGCGTATGGTTTTCATTGGAAATTTGTGACTGAAAAGAATATATAAATAAAATATAAACACTCAATAAAGATGGCAACTATCAGGCTAGATTTGAATAAATTTAAAGCATCTGGAATTTACACCCTTGAATTCGATCAGAGCGAAAACATCACGCTAACTCCACAAACAGTTAGACTCGTTGTAGGTTTCTCTAAAAAAGGACCTTTCAATGCACCGGTTTTCTGTCCTGATATTAAAACAGCAAGAACTGTTTTTGGAGATATTGATACACAGCTCGAAAGAAAAGGATCATTTTTCCACAGAAGTTTATTCACATGTTTACAAACAGGTCCAGTGTTTGCACTGAACTTGCTTTTATTAAACGATGATGATGTAACTTCTCCAGATAATTCTGATAAAGTAGACTATAGAGCTTTTTCTATTGATACTGCAGAATTTAATGGAATAGCAACTCCAAGACTTGCAAGCTCATTTTACAATAAGCAAAAATTCTGGTTCCCAGATCCTGAGTTTTTCTTAGCAACAACTTCTACAATAGACAAACCAAAACTTTTTGATTTTGTTAACCTTGGTAAGACTCCAATGTCTTTAATCGTTAGAAAATCTGCAGTTAAAGGTTATGACCTTACAGCTAAAGAATGGTATAACAGTTTAAAAACTCCAAAACCAGAATTCTTAGATGACAATGATTTTATCAATGATTTCTTCGTTGATGTAGTTGCTATCGAAGGAAATTGGACTGATTATGCAAATCTTTCTATTGATCCTGTATACAGTAAATATTTTAATGTAAAAGGTTTCAAGAAAGATTTACTTGATGAATTTACATCACGTCCTGAAATTAGCTTAATTGCTAGTATTACAGGTTGTATCATCCCAGATTTAAGAGATGCAAATGGAAGTAATCAATTTATTGAAAGCTTAGTAAATAATACAACTGCAGTAACTGGATTATTCTGTGCAGTTAATAAACTTGCTCTTGATGATTTGGTTAATAACTCAAGTCAGATTGACTTAGTAGGTCACCATTTAATTGCTGCTTTAACAGGTGGTCAAACACAAATTGATTTAATCTCTTACAAAGCTCCATTAAAGAATGACCAAGTTTATACTGACATCACAGGTGCTGTAACAACATCTGGTGGTTATTTAAACTATCAATCTCCATTTGACGTATTAATTGCATACGGAGTTAGTGGTTCATTCCCTAATGGTACTGCATTATACAATGATTGGAAAAATGGTGTTATCACTGATGGTGATTATATCGTGAAGAATAACATTGGTACAAAACAATTCTTAAAATTCTTTGCTAACACAGACGGTTTTGGTGATCCATTTGTAGAGATTAGAGCGTATGATTCTGATTTATTTGCTTCACAAGAAAACATTGCTCCAGTAGGAACTACTTATGACTCTGCAGGTGCAGCAGTTATTGGTTCTAAATGGGATATTGTTTCTTTATATGGAACATACAATCAATTCTTTAATACAATCACAGCTGATCCTCAAAAAGCAATCACAAATAACGAGTGTATCGTTTCTAATGCTGATGCTAAGAAAATCAACATCGGTGATTTATTAGTAGATGCTTCAGGAGCAAGATTAACAAGAGTATTGAAAAAATCTCAATATGATGTAATTGGTAATGTAAAAATTACTTGTAGTGTATCATTGAAATTCTACTCTTCAAATAGAGTTCAGAAATTCCAAAGATTGCAAGACTTCGTTACTGAATTACAGTACACATACTTAAAAGGATTTACATTAAAAGAAACTCACATGCCTAATGGTTCAGACCTTAGAATGAATGAGATCTTAGATGTAATGTACAACACAAACATTGCAACATCTCTTGCAAGTAAAGACATCATCACATTCAGATATATCGTTGATACATTCTGGGGTGGTCTTGAGCCGAACTCTAAGAACAGACTTGCAACACTTGCTAAGAACAGACAAAAATGTTTAGCATTATTAAATGCTCCATCATTCAAGCAGTTCAGTGAGAGTACAGATCCTAAATTTACTGATGAACCTACATCGAGTAATCCAAAACCAATCTTGAATGTAAGATACATTCCTGATGGTGGTAACCAAAGCTTAAACCCAAGTTTCACTTATACATTAGTTGATGAGACTTTAGGTAGTAAGCATGCAGGTTATTTTGGACCATTCATTGTATTAAGAGAGAACAACAAGAATATTTCTGTTCCTCCTTCAGCATTAGTTTCGAATTTATTCGTTCAGAAATTCTTGAACGGAACTCCATTCGCAATCGTTGCTGGTCCAAGAAGAGGTTTAATTTCTGATCCAAACTTAGTTGGTGTTGAATACGATTTAACTGATCAAGAAAGAGAATATCTTGAGCCATTTGGTATCAACCCTATCATCAGAAGAAGAGGTGTAGGTATTATGATCTTCGCTAACCAAACAGGTTTCCAAAGAGTTAACTCTGCACTTAATAACTTACACGTTAGAGACTTGTTAATCACTATCGAAGAAGACATCGAAACAATCTTAAGTAACTACTTATTTGAATTCAATGATCCTTCAATCAGATTAGAGATTAAGAGTAAAGTGGATAGCTACCTTGAAGGTGTTCAATCAGCTGGAGGTTTATTCAACTTCTTAACTGTAATGGACAGTTCAAACAACACACCAGCTATTATCGACCAGAACATGGGAATAATAGATGTAATTGTAGAACCAGCAAGAGGTATACACAAGTTCTTAAATAGAATTACTATCGCTAAGACTGGTGCAATTGCAACAGGTGGATTCACAATAGCATAATAAATAACTAACAAAGCTTAGAAGGCGAGGGAGAAATTCTCTCGCCTTTTTTGATAGAATCAATGAAGCACATTAAAACTATATCGGAAAGAGGCTTAGCAGTCGATAAATTTCCAGATACCTATCTTGCACAAGTAAAGAAAGGCACCCAAGAGTATAAGAAATATTCTGAAGTTGCTAAGGACATTTATCAAATGTTCAAAGATCTTAAATGGCAAGATATAAAGTTTGAAACTGTTGGTGCGACTCCAAGATCTGGTTCTACATCAAAAGAGGTTCCAATACTTCCAGCTGCATTAAGAAGAAAACTTTTACAAGCATATAAGTTAGATAGCGATTCAACAGAAAAAAACTTTAAACAATCTGGAAATGTTTTTGCAAAGACTTGGTATGGTGATTCTATGGGGAGAGTTATTCACATGAATATCGAAGATGTGAATGGTTCACAAAGATCACATTTTCCAGATGATGGAATTCCAGACTCATTAAAGGGATATGGTTTAGGATATAAATTATATAGAGCTCTTTTAGACAAGTATAAATATCTTACTTCAAACACTGCAGGATCAAAAGACAAAGACAGAACTTGGCAATCATTAATATCTCCAAAGGTAGACAAAAGAGGTCGCTTCACGGAAGATGACGTACATTCTATACTTGGAAAAGATTATGTATTTGCAATGGTTAAAAACATTTCAGATAGAAAAAAGATAGAGATAGCAAAAAAATTCATCAACGATAATGTTGATACAGATGAAATCAATAATAAAAATTTTGGAATAGATGATGAACTAAAAGATCTTCTTCCAGAAGATGTTCTTGTTAATTTAGATCCAAAGAAGAAAGCTGAGAAGAAAAAAGAATTAGTTAAAACTAGATTAGAAAAATTTACACCAAGAGGAAGGGCAGATCACAATTGGGAAATTGGTGATTATGTCGTAGATGCCGATGACATAACTAGTGATGACGAAGATATAAAAATCACAGTTAAAAAAGTTGTTGGTAAAGATAGTGATGGTGATTTTGTTGCAATTGAATTAAAGAACTTAGTAAGCTATGAACGAGGTACATATTCAAGCACGACTCCTTATGCTACATCAATAAAAAGTTTTGCTACAACAAAAAATTCTTGGGTGAAAGCAAAACTACAACGTGGCGATGTTGATCCAACAGAAGGTAGAATTCCAGTAGATGGAGCAAGACCAGCAAGAGGAGCAAGAACAAGTTCAAGTTCAGATGACAGCGGACACTTATCTTATGCAGCAAATCCCAATAATTTAAGAGCATTGAATGCTTTCATGGATGCTGACATGAATTGGGAAATACTTGCAGATGACAATGATAAAGCGTATATCGTAAGGCGTGATGGTAGAAACATCACAATTATGGATGGAAGGATTAATAATGAAACACCTATAAGTGCAACAGACTTGAGAAGACTGAAATTAAACAATCTTAATGCATTTGCTGTTACAAGCAAGTCGGCTTTAAGATCAGGAGATCTTGTATTCATTAAAAACCACAGAAGATATTATGGAGTCATTGCAACGGTAGACCGTGTAACTCCAGCTTCAAATAGACAGCCAGGAGTTTATTTAAAGATACCAGGAGAAAAGAGACCTATTTATTTTCCAGATCCTACTATTCTTATTAAAGTGAAACTTGCTAATGAATCTATTGACACTGGACGTCACATCCAGTTATTTGAAGATTTTAATCCAAATATATAATATATGAAAAAGATAAAGAGTTTTAGCGACTTCCACGTTAATGAGATAATATCAAAAGATACAAGAAGAAAAGAAGGATACGGTAGTATTTCAGAAGCAGGATTATCTGAATTATTACAATTTATGATTGCCCAAATATCTGAATCTCCTATTGCATTTGAATTAGATAATTACAGAGATGATGCATTTACTGTAAAAGGACCATTTGGGATAACATTATATTTTGGACTTCATAAAGTAGAAACAGGGTATAATCAATATAACAAGGTTGGATATAAAGTTAGTTGTAACAAATGGGAATTAACCAATCCAACAGCTAAAGGTTTGATAAAAGAGATGAAGAAATCTTTAGAGTATAAATATTTAATCAAAGGTAAAAAAGAAGAAAAACTAAGAGATGACAGATTAAAGAAGATTTTACAAAGACCTTACACAGACGAAAATCTTATTGAATACTTATATTACGTAGAGCCAGTTAGAATTGATACAATCAAATCAGATAATTCTGGACCATGGGCAACATCAGGAACAAGCATACATAAATACATTTTTAGTTTGAGTGCTCCTATCAATGCGTGGAAAGAACATTTCAACAAAGGGACAACTCAACTTTCTGATGATGAACCTTACGAAACCATGGAGAGAATTAAAACAGCATTTTGCAAGAAACGTGGATTTAATTCAGGTGGAATTTCTAGCAATTCAGTAGAAGCATTTGATGTTCAAATGCCTACAGTTAGTATTACGGTTAAAAATCATACATATTATAACTAATGAAACATATAAAACTATTTGAACAATTTATTGCTGCACCAGATGCTGCAATTTCCAGTATTACTTCTGAAGAGAAAGATCTTTTTAAGAAGATGGTTCATAAATTTACGGAAGAACAAGAACCACATCTTAATGTAGAAGATGAAACTTCTCTACTTGCTATATGTGGTAAGATGGGATTAAAACCTAATGAGGTTCACCATGATTTTTTAAATGCAAATTTTAGAGATAATGAATCTGTAATATCGCATAGAACGGAATTGTTCTTAAATAAGGTTATATGTAACTATGATCTTAAACCAGAAGAAATTGAAATCATGAAAAGCCTTTGCACTAAGCTAGGTGAAGATTTTGATTCTATGTATAACAACTGTAAAACAATATAACATGAAAACTATTAAACCGTTTCAAACATTCTTGAATGAATCTGATTGGGGGTCTAGCGACCAAAACATAATGATGCAATCTATTCATAAGGGTTTAAGCGAACCAAGCAGTGCACCAGGTTTAGATCCTGTCCTTACTGCTGCAGAAGAAGCAGTAGATTTTTATTGGGAAGACTGGGAAGAATATAAAACGGATAGAGCTGGACTAATCAACAAAGCAGCAAAAGATTATTATAGAAAGTATTTTCCTGAATGGCTAGAAGGAATGCAAAAAATGTTTAAATCAAAATAATATAATATCATGAAAAATTTCGATGAATTTGAAAAAAACGTTAAGATGAATGAGTCAGAACTATTCATTAACGAATCAGAAGATTCTGCTGAGAATAAATTTCAACAAGCAGTTCAGTCTTCAAAAGGATTTGGAGATGCTCCTACAATCAGCAAAGAAGAAGCAAATGAATTGTTGAATAA